TTAAATCGTGACTACGATTGAATGTTGACCGCTGAATATCAGCTTTTGGCACACGACTAAATTCGTGTTGCATTTGTGACGGTATATTACCCTGTGGCCCAAACATTTTATTCTCCGACTAATTGTTTAATTTCGATGATGTCTGCTTTGCTATCCTGATTTAGCGATCCACTTTCTTCGTCATAAATTCCCAGTCTAGTTAAAGTGAAATCTTCAGGATGTTTTGCAAAAGGATGATCTCCTTTCGCCGCGTCTTGTATTGCGCGTACAGCGGTTCCGTCCGTAACTTCTAAAAACGGAGCCATATAAAGTTTTGCTACATTGTCAAAAACTGCAAACATTGGTTTTTTCATCACGATGCCTCCTACACTATGTTGTAAAACATCATGCGCATAATATACATTCCGCGTCAATAATTTTTTTATAGGTTGTTTTATATTATTTTTGCTTTTTTTTCTATAAACCTCGAATCAATATCTTGAGTCTGTGTTCTTTAACAGCTTCTTCTACCCATAATCTGTCCAATGCTTCGTTATATTCGTCAATAACTTCAGGCAATTCTTCTTGCCTTTTTTGCTTTAACTGCTCAAACTCGTCTTCGCTTAATTGATTATCATAAAATCTAGGTGGTCTAATTTTATGTTTTTTAATTACTACATAATCGTGAGGGAAAACATCTGATTTGTATTTATCAAACCATGTTTTCCCTATACCGGGTTTACGCGACATTGTTGCGTACTCCGGTTCAATAGGTATCCCCTCCCCTGTTAGGGGGTCCCACCTAATATAATGCTTTTCAGCATCTTTACCCTTAAATTTTTTTGTGACGTACCGCGCCACATATGCCGCAGATTCATACGTCACATCGCCGAGGGTTGAAAACCCATACGGCCATAATTCTGCCAACTTTTCGCTAGCATAAAGCCTTACTTCGTCCCGGACTTTAAAAAGCTCTTTATCTTCGAAATCCAATCCGAAGATAATGGCATGATAATGCGGGCGGTGATTTTCTTCACCGTATTCCCCGCAATGGAAATATCTAATTTCTTTTCCAAACCTTTTTCTTACTCTTTTCATAAATCTTTGAAATTCACTTTTGTCTAGGGAAAATGGATTTTCCCTGGTCAAAAGATATTCGTCATTCATTGTTAATGTTATAAAACAACTCTGTTCATGCATCTGGTTTTCGTGCATAAGCCTAACAGCCCATTCTTGGCTGTATTTTAACCGGCAACCAATACACTGGCCGCACGGTAAATTAAAGCCCTTCGCAAACGCAAAGGGCTTATTAAAAACTATTTTGCCCTCGTTGCGATACGCTAGCAACGGGTGATAGCATGTCATTAGATTCTATAGCCACCACGCATTACTGTTGCAAAATTTTTACGACGCACTTTCATTGCTGTGCGTGTAAATAACTTACCGGACTTTTTCCGGTTCATTGTTTTTCTGTACATTGCTTTGCTCCTTTAAATATACAAAGATATCCCCGTTGTTATTTGCAATCGGCAAAGCATTTAACTCAATTTTGATATTTGTTTCGTTCTCATAGGCTACACCAAGAACTGTCCAAAATACTTTTTCGTTTTTTACTTTTGCCGTTAAAACGTCAAATTTCTTCTTTTCCACGTTTCCACCTCCTTATGGTGTCACTCCACACAGTTACATCTAGTAGGTAACTGTGTGGGGACGCGATTTAGTCGCTTTCTTCCGCTATTTTTTCTTCACTTGCCGCTTCATTGGCTGATCCAGAAAGGGCATTATCAGGTGAGGGAGGCGCTTCCTTCAGCCCCATCTGGATCATCTTTTCCTCGTTTTTTGGATCGGTTGCAAACTCAAAAAACGCGCCTGCATCATTATCAAATAACTTCCGCAGTTCTGCCGGAAGTTCATTAAATGATGCATTTGCGCTGTTAACCATATCCAGCGCCTCACGATATTCATTAACTTCGCTATAATCGCCATAATGCGCTACGCCACGCGCTACATGACTGATAATTCCTGTACGATCATGCTTTTTAATGATCGTTTTGATGTCTGCTTCCTGCGCAAAATGTTGCTGCGTTAAACTTTCGCCAACTGTCTCAAAACTCTCACGTTTACGATCGCCGTATGGCGTTTTAAATGTTATTTTGCTCATTTCCCAATTCCTAACTCTCTTTTGATATCATCATGAAATTTTTCCGCACTTTGTGCGACACCTTCCAATCGACGTCCTATTACGCCGCGAATATCTCTACTATCTCTAAAATATTGCGGCCCTTTTTTAGCTGCCTTATAATTATCTACATCCAACGCTTTCAGCTCTGCTTCCAACCGCTTATTTTGTGCGTCATAAAACGTTGCGCTTGCTGCTTCTGTTGCAGCTTTTTCCTGCGCTGAAATTAACCTATTTGTACTTTCTAAATTTTTACGCATCAATCTCGCGGTAGCCCCGCTCGATGCTAATTCACCCAAATTTGGGGCAGGGGCTGCCATTGCCCCTGACGCTGCACCTCCTGATGCAGCAGATGCTGTTGCTGCGTTGCCGCCTACGTTTCCGGCTCCGCCTTGACTATAAGCTAACATTGGATTTAACCCAGCAGCGCGCAAATCTCCCATTGTCCGCTGATACTGGGTATTCGACATTCTTTCTTGAAATGCTCTGTTTAATGCCGCTTGTTCTGCATTAAATTGGCGTGCCGTTGCAGCTTCTGCTTGATTAAATTGTCTTCCAATTTGAGCTTGCTGTTCGTTAAAAAAACGATTTCGCGACGCTTCAGATTTGTCTTGTTTTCTTTGAAGAACACCGCCGACAAACGGCAATGAAGCAATTACACTACCCAGCATTGCAAGCCTCCACAGCTATCGCTAAAGCAGCAGCAGCGCTACAAACAACGTCAGCCCAATCGCCCAGCTCGTTAGCCACAAGCCAAACCACAAGCGCACCAAGTACGACAGGCGCAACATACTTACGAGCAACATGCACAATAAGAGCCAGCTTAGTGCTATCCATAACCACACCTAAAAATGATCTATTAAGCCGGGGACACTATATGTCGGCATAGGCCGTGCGCATTTAAGATCAAAATACGCATCCAAAATAACATCCGGCTCTGCGGGTGTTGCTAATACTCTATCCATGGGCGGATTTTCTTCGATAAACGACGCATTTAATGCGGGTAAGGACCCAAAATCCTGTGCCACATGCCAGTTATCTAAACTTTGTGCATAATTACTTCTAAACTGCCCTGTAATCATACTTGGCTTATAACGATATTCCGCAAACCTTTCCTGATAACCAAAAACTCCGTTATCATCCGCTGTGCCTTGCGCATAAATTTCTTTATTAAGCACAGCTTGCTCACCTAAATGTGCCAACGCAGGCCAATAAAAATCCCATCGATCTTGCCTGCTAAACATACGGTTTAAACCTTGCTGATATGTCAAATCAGCAAAAACATTAATCAATCCAATTATGACACAATGTTCTGTAAACGATTTACTGAATCCATGCCCACCGAAACCAGTTGTTCCGAATGCACTCATATTACCTTGTGGTGTGGTTGCATCGGTTGAACTTGTTTGTGCAATCGGATGAATATTAATTCTATCTTTGCCGCCACCCAAATATTCTGGGCGCTGTAAACGCGCATCTGGGGACGTCACCCCAAAGTGGCTTTGAATAATTTCTGTATAACGTGTACCGCCGCGTGCATCACGCTCGTACAGCCTTTGGATCTGAAATGCTTCCCGCAGCTCATTTATTGTGGCTGCTGTCGCATCTGACAGATCCGCGTACAAATTTGTTGGATAAATATAATTACTAACATTTGCACCAGTCGTATTAGATACTCCTGCAATACTTAAACCATTGCTTCCTTGACTTGTACTTAATGCAACATTGTTATTTAACAATCCACCCGACGTAGTACGCATAAACATACCGTTAGCTGCACCTGTCGTGTGTTCTGTTGATCCTGTTGTAATAGGCGCATTTGTTCCCAACGGTAACGTAACTGCATCGCCTTTTTGTGGCCACGGCAAACAACTTGTAAAATAATCGTGTCGTTTGCCTCTTTTTAACAACACATAGTCCGACAACGTGTCCGGACCATCGCCTTTATCTACCACTACCGAATCTTGTAAATTTTCGTCGCGAAACCACTCATTATAAATAAGGTTATACGCTCGCCCTGCTAAATTATTCCATGTCAAACTCACGTCTGTAGGGATACCCATATAATCCCACAAACTACTATTTGTAGCTGTTCCTGATACCGTCGGTATCAGATAATCTGTACTATCGCCCGGGTCATCTTGTTCACCACAAAACTTTTCCCAATTATTCCACACCAGCCGGTGTGGTACTGCGAAAAAAAACGTTTCGATATGTATATTATCCATTATCGGATTTATAGGTGTCGCTAAACGCCCAAATGCTGTTGCATTTAACGTAAATGTATCACCCGGAAGGGCTTCATCGATAAAAATGGGTACAAGGTAACCCGCATCAAATGTTGATTTTAAATCGTGACTACGATTGAATGTTGACCGCTGAATATCAGCTTTTGGCACACGACTAAATTCGTGTTGCATTTGTGACGGTATATTACCCTGTGGCCCAAACATT